ATTGGGGTTCCGGTGGTGGAACCGGCTTCACGGCTGCCCATATTCAAATTGTAAAGACTGCATGGGGAGACAATCATAACACATATAGAACATCTAAGGTAGAACCCCTTCCGGTGCAACTTTTTGATGGTGTTCAGGGAACAACCGGCGCACTTATTGATGGTGAAAACAATGCATTGAAGATTACTGGTGGAGTCAATATAAACCAGAAACTTGAAGTTTATGGCGGTATGATAGACGGTCATAATAAGCCAATGGTTACTGGCATCATCCAGATAGTCGGTCCTACTTTCGGAAAGAGCGGTCCTACTGCATATGGACCCGGACTTGTAAACGCTTCTAACTTCGAATCAATTAAAGTTACAGGATCCTTCGCAGGATACAGCGGAGGATATCCAATAGGAATTACATTTGGAGGAAGAGCAAATCATGGACAAGGCGAAGGACTTATTCGCCGGTTATATGGCGGACCCATTGGATATACAGGTATCACAGGATACAAGCTGATCAACAATGGAGCAGGAACCAACAATACAGTATTGGATAGAGACATCGACACCATAGCGGTACAGGGACTCTCTGGTGGTACTCCAGTAGGAATCACTGCTATGAACAGCAATGGACTCCTCACTCGTCGTCTAACAGGACGAGAGGGAGCATACTCCTATCCAACCGGAGTACATGATGCAGTATCCGTTGAAGGATTCGCCGGAATGACTGCCATTCAAGTAACTGGCGGTGTCCGACTATCTCATATGCCAGCAGGAGGAAGTTTCGAGATTCGAAGTCTCGAAGCCGGAAGAGATAACGTAGCCATTTGGGGAGCCGATGGCACAACAGCCGGAATGGTTAAACTTCTTTCTGGACAAGGTGTTCCTATCGGAGCATCTGCTGGAGCATTGAAAGTTGCCGTTGATAATGGTGCATTCAATATAACTGCGAATATAGAACAAGCAGTTCAAGTCGTCGGAGCAACCACTGGCGGAATTAGAGTCAGGGGTGTAACAGCAGAAGAAATTGTTATCAAAGGACCTCTTGGAGGAGGAGCAGTTGAAGTCGCAAGTCCAAGTGGTTTAAATATCAGAACTCTGACAACATCAGATAAAGTGAGTGTCGGTGGCGACGTTGCGAAAAACTTAGAAACAGTAAAGAGTACAATAAGTTCAATCAATTCGAGAATGACAGGAATTGAAACTTCAATTTCGAATATTAATCAAAATACTACTCTTTTACATAGTGAAGTAACTTCCATAAAGGAAGACGGATTGGATACAGTTGTTACAGAATCTAAACAACCAGAAGAATTAATATCATTGACTGTAAGTTTATCAACGACTCCAAGATCTCTTTCTAGAGGTAGAGAAATTAAGAATGGCATTTATGTTCAAGCAGATCCAACAAATACTTCAAATGTATTAGTGGGTGGTCCTGATATGGTAGCAAATTCCGCCTTAGGTTTCGTGTTAGAGCCTGGAGATAACATCTTCTTACAAATCTCCAATCTAAATAAAATTTATGTTAAGTCTGCTTCTGGTACTCAAAGAATTAGTTGCATAGGATCATAAAGTGTCGGTACAATCAAGAAATAGAAAAAGAAAACAATTCAAACAAACTAAAAAAGAAAACGCAGGAGTAGAGCTTTTACAATCTTTTAGTTCGCTTGGTATTGAGTTCAAAAAAACTACTGACTTTAAGAAAAATCTAAGAACAGATTTAGATATGTGGCCACAAAATATCATAGCCGGTTTTCGAGAAGACAATGAAATTATAATTGAGTACGATACAAGAAAAGGTCCATTTCAACTAGGAAGAGTAACAGACGGATATAAACCAGATGTTCAAAAAAATTTGGATGAGCTTTCCTCATTTTTTTCTGAAATGAAACTAGGTGATCAATTTACTATTTTAAATTCCGTTTATGACGATGGCATTAACAAGTCAACAAAAGATCTAGAGGGAACATATACATTTATTTCCTATCCAAAAATAGGAAAAATAGTTGCAAAGAAGCAAGGATCATTTCCTAATAACTGGAATAGAAAAAAATTAAATGGAAGACATATAGAATTGTGTCCTCAATTCGAGAAAACTGAAAAACCAAAAAGTAAAAAGAAAGTAAGTTCCATACTTAATTATTTAAATGATCCTTCATTTAAATCTCTTGCTGCTACCCCCGAGATAGGCGACATCTTAGAAGTTAGTGGATCTAAATATAATGATCAAAAATATACAATAGTATCAATTAACACTAGAAAAGATGGAATAGAAGAAATTTCTGTAACACCTCAAATAAACGAAACAGAAAATAGATTAGCAAACATAACTAAATTTAAACATTACAGAAGAAACAAATCAATCATAAAAACGGCCGATTCTTCGACCGTTCAAAGCAATATTCCATCAACTACAACAACTGCTGCATCAACTACTCAGAGTACAACTACATCTATGCCTAGTTCTCCAAGCACTCCAAGTATGCCTAGTAGTGGTGGTTATTAATCACAAATTCCAATAAGACTTTGGGCTCTCATTTAAATTTGTGGAATTTGGCTTGGGATCTGTTTCCAGCAACAATTTAGAAACATTACTGACCGTGACCCATTCCGTTGAACCATCTTCATATTGGAGGTTTACTGCTTCTGTTTGATTGTTGTCATCTTCAACAATGTTCATAACAGTTCCTTGTCGAAAACTATTTCTGTTAACAAGAACTTCACCAACAACATATTTTTCGCCATCTTTCATAAAATTAAACTCTCCTTGATACATTTTATCCTCCGTAATTTATTTATATAGACCCGGCGGGAGTCGAACCCGCGACCAGGCGCTTATAAGGCACCCACTCTTGCCTCACTGAGTTACGGGTCAATACGAGTGGTGGGATTCGAACCCACACTGTATGGATTTTAAGTCCACTGCCTCTGCCGTTGGGCTACACTCGCATGGATCTATCTTGCTCTAGAATATTCACGATTTAATCGACGAACATTCTCTTTACCCTTAGCGATGAAAACCTCACCGGCAGTTTTATGACTGTAAACCATACGAGCAACAAAAGGCTTTGCATTCTTATCAGCACAGTTTACACAATACTCAGTATCTAAAATTGCTAGTCGTGTTGCTGGAATTTCATTACCACAATCAATACAATTAGGCATCAATACCTCTCTTTCTTCGAAGAGATTATAACATGAAACCTGTTGGCTTTGCAAAGGGAATCTACTTGTTTTTTGTTAAGATATTGACCGGGAGTGTAGTCTGTAGAATTCTCTACACTGCATACCATCCAAGCCTTTGGATCTTTCACATCGACCTTCTTGATCCTACGGCCGGGCATCCCCTTCACTTTCACACGAATATCTTTTGTTAGCCGAGACCAATCATATTCAATATTAATTTTATTCATCATATCCTCATCAAATAGTTAAAGCACGCCTGGCACGACTCGAACGTGCAACCTACGGCTTAGAAGGCCGTTGCTCTATCCATTGAGCTACAGGCGCGTAGTCTATCGCACCCTGCTCCCATTACCACTTCTAGAAGTCTTAGCAGGAGCATTGCCCCTCTTTCTCTTAGAACTTCTAGGAGAACCAACCTTGATTCGATTCTGTACTGCTGGATCGTAACTTTTCTTTGCCATTATTTAAACCTCAAGTAGTAAGTTTCAGATCTGGCATACCTGCTGGTGCGCCAACAACATCACCCGCACTAGGAACTACAAGACCACTTCCAAAACTAGTGCTATATTCATTTGCGAATTCTGTCACAGGATCAATCACAAAAACAACATGACGATCTTTTAATTGAAGACCCTCATCCATGTCACAGTATGGCATAAAAGGAGCCAAACCGATCTTACCTTGTCCTGCTGGGAGAACAATCGCCACATTCTTCATAGAATATCCTTCTTCTGTTTTTTCGGTCTTACCGATCAACTCTTCACCTGTTTGTAGTCTTACCAGTTTGATTTCGCTCATCTTTATTATCCTTTTTCTTTTTCTTTTTCTTACCGAAGGCTGCCTCCCAACCTTCATCCCATTTTTTAAAATCCACTTTACGGTACTTGTCTCCCTTTCCTGCTTGGCCGTCAACCATCGTTACATTCTCCAACATCGCCAGGAAGAGAATCAATCCATTCGTTTGCTTGACGAATATATTCTAAAACATCTTCACATTCACAACGATCAGCAGGAGTGCAGGTTAAATCGCAACTCTGATAAAGTAATTTAGATTTGAGTCCTTTGATAATATTTGCTGATGGGCATAAGCAAGATTTATTATTATCATTGTCTTTACAGCATCCCATATAGTTTCTCCTTATGATATAAACCATAATATGTATACTAAAAGCGGGAGACCGGATTCGAACCGGCGACGTATTGCTTGGAAGGCAATCACTCTACCACTGAGTTACTCCCGCAAAAAGGGCAGGGATCCACCGAGTTCAAATTTCGGATTCTCCCTGCCCTTGGAAGTTCATGGCCGGATGGGACTCAACTTTACCCACAACTTTCGGAGTTACCTAGTTGGATAGTTCCTACTCACACTACGACTGAGTTAGTTAGACTCTGCTACACTCATTTGAGCATTCGCACCCCACTATAGGGAATCGCATACATTATCTTCAGTAACGAAAAATATTCTGTCACCGGCCTATATGCGGCTCATGACTTCCGCACATATGATATTCACTTGTCAAAATGAGATTGAGGGCAATTAAGCCCTCGCTCCCAAGGAAATCGAATCAGACCATCTGGCGTGAACCGTCACGATTGAACATGTAGGTTCGCTTGCCGGGATGAGTATCGACCATGAAGTAACGAGTCTTACCAGTAGAGGTCTCCTCGCTAACGATCTCCCAGTTACCGTGAGCCTCGACGAGGCTACGAACGTCGCTGATGGTAGCACGAAGGTTGGCGATACCAAACTTTGCCTTTGCTTCGTTAGCAGTGATACCATTGTTTACTCCACCTCCGTCATAGAGATAGTTGATGAGACGACGCTTCTTTGTCATAGTAGTCATATTAATGACCTCCTAAAAATGCGGCTACTGTTTTTCTAGGTCGGGACACTGCCGCAGTCGCATCCGTTCCTTCATTCTTATACGAGTAGTATACTTTACCACTCTTCACTCGTCAACACTTAAATCCGTTTTTCTTTACTTTCTTTTTAAGTGCCTCCACTAGGACTCGAACCTAGAACCAACTGATTAAAAGTCAGTTGCTCTGCCAATTGAGCTATGGAAGCATTGGTGGGGTTGTTTGATCTCGGCTAAAAAGAACTTTCACCATTAGACCCTGAAACTTTTCGCCTACCCAGTTTTGAGTGATGAGGCACCATGCATAAAATAATGTATCCTTTATAGTAGTCTAAACATGATATGATTCACATCGGACTATCTCCTTTTGGTAGACTTATATTTTACCATAGTGCCAATGGCAGTCAAGAACTAATCTGGATTTTTTACGAGTGGGACCTCATAATGGATATCTAATCCAATGGCTTTAGCCAGATGCCATTCCGCTCTAGCACCCCGACTACCTTCCCAGCCATTCATCATATACATCGCTGTGCATTGATCGCATATAGCTACCATATCTCGCTTGAGAGCTTGTCTGACGTACTCCTGATCCTCATAACACTCATCGGGGTTGAAGTCCATAGGTTCGGACGGAGGATCGACCTCACGATCCATATCAGCAGGGTTGATTACCTCCCATCCATTCTCTCTCAGGATATCACTCTTTCGATCAAAGGCGCCATAGTTATAGCCAGGCAAACCACGCATGGGTCCAGCCACATATATTGTAGGTTTTCTCATTTCATTTTTCCTTTCACATCACTCCAATAACCGACCGTGGCTTTCTTCTTATAGCCATTCGGTCCGCCATTATGAATTCTTGCTCGATCTTCATCAGTCACTTTTCGACCGAGGCGTTTCTCATTTGCATATCTTTTCCAATATGCATTTATTATTTTTTCAGAATAATCTTTATTGTAGCAATCCTCATACTTTCCACCAATCGAAGGATCATACTCTACAGCATCGTACCAGTAAGCGTACCAAATCTGATACGCACCGATAGCATTGCCATTATCTCCAACGGCTGTAGAATCACAATTACTTTCAACTTGACAGATTGCATCGAGTAGTGGCGTACTTCCAATCGCCACAGACAAAACCATAGAACAAATCATGACTTTCCAAATACCTCATTTAACTGACGATTTACTTTTACGAATGTTGTGCATTTTGGAAGGTCTTTAATTCTTCTAGCACCAACATAAGTACATGCTGAACGAATGCCACCGAGAATCTCCTTGACTGTATTAGCCACTGGTCCCCGGTGGGGAATCATCACTGTCTTCCCTTCAGACGCTCTGTATTCCGCTACACCACCGTTATGCTTATGCATTGCAGTATCGCTTGACATCCCGTAGAATCGCTTGTAAGAGACTCCATCCTCTTCAATCAGTTCTCCAGCACACTCAGTATGTCCGGAAAGCATTCCACCCAACATCACAAAATCTGCACCGGCTCCAAAGGCTTTTGCTGCATCACCCGGACAAGTACACCCACCATCCGCCATGATGAACCCGCCGAGACCGTGGGCTGCGTCGGCGCATTCTGCTACTGCCGATAATTGAGGATACCCCACGCCCGCCATCTTCCTCGTTGTGCATACGCTGCCGGGGCCGATGCCAACCTTGATTATATCCGCTCCGGCAAGAAGAAGTGCTTCCGTCATTTCCCTCGTCACCACGTTCCCTGCAATTATAATTTTCTCCGGCCATTTTTCCCGAACCTCCTTTACGAAGTCAATAAATGTTTGTGTATATCCGTTTGCTACATCAAGACAGAAAAAATGATGAGAAAAGAATAACGTGTTTGATCTAAAATCTCGTTTCAATAAAATACTACGACTGTGTTCATTCATTCCAAATGAAACTGCCATGTTCCATCTATCTTCCTCATGAATATCTACACTTGCTAAATCACTGTGCTTGCACATACAAGTTAGCATATTAAAAGTAGATAGGACTTTTGCTATTTCAAAAGTCCCAATGGTATCCATATTTGCTGCTGCAATAGGAACACCTTTCCATGTCATTCCATTTTTAAATGTAAATTCTCTTTCGAGGGTAACGTCTTTTCGGGAAACTAATTCTGATCTTTTCGGTCTTATCAACACATCAGAATAATCTAACTTGGTTTCATTTTCAATTTTCATTCACATACTCCAAAGTGGGCCGAGCCAGATTCGAACTGGCGACACTCCGATTATGAGTCGGGTACTCTGACCGCTGAGTTACCGGCCCCATTATAATTATTTGCCAAAGTAAATTCTAGTTTTCTTATTACTCACATGTCCATTTTCATTCTTATCAAGGTAATTAGACTTTTGACGATCCTCATCATGTCCTACTCTATAATTGACAGTATCAATTTCAGCAACAATTAAAAATTGCTTTCCTTCATCCGTCAACAATCTATCCATCACCATTTTAGTTTTATCAACTGCTTGGTCTTCATCGTGACCAAGAGGAATATCAATATGTAATCGATACTGCATTTTTAATCTTTCTTATCACAGGTTACTCCGCTTGGTAATAAACTTTGTAACAATTTCATAATTTTTGCAAGTTCTAAAGATGAAAGTTCATCCATTAAATATTTTTCATACCCAACGACAGCAGAAGATGCCGCTTCTATGAGGTTTTCATATTTCTCTTTCTCTTTCTTCGTCATTAAACAGACTCTCCTCTGTTTTATCGTTACAATTCTCTAATAGTTTAATTCCCATTTCAAGAATCTCAACGAGTTCTCTTAATTCTTTAGTAGAATAACCATCAACAATTTCTGGTGTATCCCACATTGATAGGTATGCTGTACATTTATTTGACATTAACCCCTTTGAGATCTTCAGTCTAGGATTATCCTTGCAAAAGATGTCTGCGTCAAGAGAAATTTCACTAAATGTTTCTTGGTCTTCAATCATCTTCTTCAACTTCCTCATTGTTACTTGTAACTGCTTTTGTTTGTTCGGAAAAAACTCCAACTGTTCGAATTTCTTCAACAGAATTGGAACGAAAACTTCTCCATGAATTTTTTTGCATGTCCCAAACTGGAATTACATTATTTTCTTCTTTAAGAGATCTTAATAGAGATTTATAAACGTCAGATTTTACTCCATTTGGGACCAGTTGTGAATTCAATGTGCATTTCATAACACGCGGAGTTCCATCTTTCTTTTGAAAGATTACTTCACACTCTGAATTCGCAAGATTTTCTAAGATTTTGTTTCTTGGTTGTGTCATATTATACTCTTATACTTTGCATGAAGTTTCCCATCGTAACAGATGCTTCTTCATAACCATTTATAACAAAAAGTTCATTCCAGTCTGTAACATTTCCGCTGGAATCACATTCAAAAACCATCACTTCTTCAAACTTATCTCTAAGGGTATCTTTCGTATATGAATACAGGTAATGAGTACCTTCGTGCCACCATATCTCTTTTCGAACGTCTTCGCCCGTTTCAATCGTTGCCATAAATCTCATAATTAATTCCTTTATGAAATTATATCAAAGAAAATCAGAATAGTCAACACCATAACGAGAAATTCGTTCCTCTGGTGTCATTTCACGAAGAGTCTCAACCGGATCTTCTCCGTAAATTTCAACTCGTTCCTCCTCTGTCATTTC